GCCTTGGAGACCTTGCAAACCACGTTCTCCACGATCACCTTTAGGGCCTATTGCTCCCTGTGGTCCAGGGTCTCCTTTAGCACCTTTTTGTCCAGTTTCACCCATTTTTGCCACAGAAAAACCTGTCTCAGAGGTATTATCTGTATAGTTCCAGGTTGTTTTAGTCCACAAATACTGACCAGCTGGAACGCTAGGGATTTGAGACAACCATCCACTAGTTGGTGGAACAGTTCCTGATGTGGAGCTAGCATAAACTACGGTTGTTGCACGGATACCCACGCCATCCTTGCCAGCGACCCCATCTCTACCAGTATTTCCGTCTCTACCAATCCTAGCAACTGAGTATCCAGTTTCAGAGGTGTTATCTGTGTAACTCCAAATTGTTTTAGTCCATAGATATTGACCTACTGGAATCACTGGAACAGTGCTTGTCCATCCAGAACTAGGAGCGCTAGTTCCTGATGTAGACGATGCGTAAGCAATGACAGTAGATTTTAAACCTACTCCATTCTTACCAGCAATGCCGTCTTTGCCTGGATCTCCTTTATCACCTTTAGTACCATCATAAGCATTTAAAAAAGTAACCTGTTCGGAGGACACTTCCTTATTATCAACCCAAGCAGAGACCGTCAATACCATTTTTTGATTGATGTCAGCAGCCCTCACAATGTAACTGGAGCTAGTAGCTTTGATTACACCATCAACAACCCAACGCCAGCCACTATTGATAACCTTGTTACCTTTTATTAAAGTAGGGGTCACAATCGTCTGACCTTGACCGTTTTTAAAGGCTGTGCCGTTATCCGTAGCTAGCTTAATAGTATAAGGTTTTGCGTCCTCTATCATTCGGTCTAGCTGTTGCTGAATGCCTTGAGATAGTCTATTTTCAAGTGCTTTGGCGTTTGAAAAAGTTGTCTTATTATTCTTGGGGTTCGTAAAGCTGATGACTTGCTCAGATACTCTCATCTCAAGCAAAAGAGTAGGGTTAAAGCCGTCATCATAGACTTTGACTGTGTCTCCTATTTCCAGATCCGCAAAGCCCTCAGCCTCATAAGTGACTGCTGGATAACAGTTCTTTTTGAGCTCACGGTAGGCTGTTGATCGGATGACCTCAGGATTTGAACTCTCTACAGTCATATCTTTACGAATATACTGGTCTAGAGTACCTGTTGAGTGTGTGAATGTAGATGGATACATCTGCATAGAAAGAGGAGCTACTAGATGAGCTCCTAATTGATAAAATTCACGCTCTCCTTTGGCATTATTGACTGACCAGGCTCCAAGACCGCTAATGTCAATTACGTTTCCATGCTCATCCTTGCCTGTGGGTTTGACTGAGTTATAAATCCCTGTCTTGTCAATCGTCCTAGTGATTGTCTTGAGGTTTTTGCCATACTCTAAAACTATTGAGCTGACTTGTCCTACACCTTGATGGTTGTCATCGTGTTCATGATATACATTAACCATAAATGACTTGATAGAGCTGTCATCGTTGAGGCGGGTGTCAAATTCAATTTCAGCGCCAAACTTCTTAGCTAGACTTAATAGTCTATTTAGCTTGGTATCTGTACCCTCCCACTCAGCAGAAATCTTTTTATCTGAAATCTCATTGATACCGATCTTTAAGAAAGTATAGTTGAGTAAGTCCATCTCCTCACAAAATTCCTTAAAGCTCATAGCTTTAGAGGATTTGTAAGGGTTAGCGTACTCATTTATCAGCTCAAGGTTTAGGTTGATACTATAACACTTGATAACTTTCTCATTTTCTTCAACTTTTCGGATAGTATGTAGATAAGTCTTGCCTTTATATTGAAATGATACAAAAGCCTTTTCATTTAGAGCGTTATAGGTTCTTTTCCGACCTATATCAGAGATAATGGCCTTTTTAAAAACAGTAAAATCAAAGGTACTAGAGCCTGTCTCTAAATACCTTGTCCAGGTATCATTGAAATAGTTTAATGTTCCTTGCTTTTCATTGTCCACAAATGCCACTTTTCTCAAATTTGAGTCATGTATTGTCAATAACATTGCTATAGATACCTTTCTTTAAATTCTACTTTGACAGTGGGTTTGGTCTTGACCCAGTTTGAACAATAGACCTCAAGCTGACTGCTTCCTGGTGGTATACTCAAAAATTTTGAACCCTGAACAACATCTACAGCTTTCTCAATTCCATCTACTGTGACTGAGTTGTTTTCGCTGTCAAGAATGACATTTGATCCTATTGGATAACGGTTTGGCAAGTCGTTAATAACTGACACAAAATCCTTTCGATACATCAGCTCATCAAGATATAAGTGAGGGATAATCACCTTTCCGTGAAAGCCACCAATCGTAACGTGGATTTTAGCTGATTTTTTACCTCTGATTTCAGGAACGAAAAAATTATAGTGTGAGCCATTATAATAGACTTGAACTCTCTCATCGTTTCTCATGATTTCAAACTGCCCCCTTGTTTTCGCAAAAGGATTTCTGTTTTGGTCACTAGATGAGTCAAAGTCCAAAGTTTTTAAGAAATTATAGTCATTGTTGTTGTTTGTTGCAAAAATGTTAAAACCACAGTATAGGCCATTATATCGTTTGTAAGTCTCAATACCGTACAGAAATTGATTATTTGCGTCAGTCACAGTCACTTTAATAAAGCCACATTGAGCCACAGAGTCTAGTTGATAGACAAGTTTGCAAAAGATGTAGTCATTGAGTGATCCTTTTTGACCTGTTGAGTCAGATGGTATTTCCCATGACAAGCCTGTTGAATAGCTTTTGTTATATGTTCCGCTAAACTGCTCTCTTAGCCTGACACGTTTCTTTCCAGCCACTGTGACTAGTTCGGATGTCCCGTTTAAATTCTCTGGACTATTAGTCACTGAGCTGTTTTTTACTGCTCTTGCAAGACCATCAGCGATTTTATCGCCTCTAAAGTCAAGTAAGACCTCAGAGCGCTTGACTGTTTCAGTATCAGCTTCTTTACGGTCTCCAACCTCAAAAGCTCCGCTAGTATTGACGATACCTATATAGCCATTCTCGGCGTTGTTTTTAACAGTGACCACAGGAAAAGCTGGGACGTTGCCATTATTGACCAAATTAAAAACAACCTTGTCAGGTTGCTCTTGTCCGTTATCAAAACGCTTATAGGTTGAGCTGTGAGCTACTCCGTCAGGGATAATCAGGTCAAAACTGCCTTTTTGAAACCATCTAGTAATGTTTTCCATATCCACAGAGCCAGATACTAGACCCATGTAATACTTGTCAGGCTCGTCTGAAATGATGATTTTGACAGCCTCAGAGGTGTTAAAAATACCAGCTAGTTTGTGCTTAGCCGTTTCAAGTGTCATGCCGTTCCCATATTGCATAGCAAACTTGACTTTGATGATTTTAGCGCCTGTCCGTACCTCTTGCAGATTTACTCCTAAAAGTGGAGCGTCATTAGTAGTGATATGGCGCTCGTTACCTACTGGACGGATGATGTCTATAATGTCAATAACCTCAGAGAGGTCAAATCCATTGATTGTGATTGTGTCATTATTCATTAGGTAATACCTCTCATCATGTTATCAATCATTAACTTATCATTTTGATAGTTAGTCATTGGGGCTCCGATTTTAGCAACCAGAGTACCATCATCTAGCACCATGTTCACAGGGCGCTTGACAGCCTCCTCAGCCACTTCAAGAGCTCTAGCCAGGACTTTGTCAGCCTGGTCACGAATAACCTCGATTTGGCTTGTTTCTGCTCGTTCTGTGAGTGATTTGAGCCTAAACTGACTAGATACAGTGTGTTTCCCTAAACCTAGCAAGTCCTCAGCGCCAAATTTGAACGCTGACATCTCTTTCTGAACGTATGCCAGACTATCAACCACATCAGAGCTATTCTGTTCAATACCCACGGCAATACCTTGAGCAATGTATCTACCTACATTGTCTCTAAATAGTCGTGACGGACTATGGATTTTAGCCTTAGCTTGCGCTGCTCTCTCAGCTTGAGCGACAAGCGCATTAGCTGCCGCAGTGACAGCCCCAAGTGCTGAGTACATACCTTGCGCCAAACCTTGCCCAATCATGCTCCCTGCATAACGCATAGCTCCAGCCCCTGACATTGCCCTAGAACGGATTGAACTTAACATAGCTGACATTGCAGCCGTTGCTGATCCAATTCCTGAGCGGATGCCGTTAGTAATGCCATTAGAGACCCCACGACCTGCCTGTTGACCGGCTTGAGTCATCTGAGTTGCCGATTGCAGGACCACAGACACCATCTGTTGCATGCTTGAGCGCATTATTGCTACAGCTTGAGACATTGCTGACTGCACAACAGAATTGAGTAGAGACATTGCTGATCCAGCAGCTGCCGAGATACTAGAAAAGGCCGAGGCAACCATAGGAGCGGATGTAGCTAACTGCATAATGGCAGTAGTTGCCATGATTGCTGATGTGGTAATCAGTGTAAACTGACCTGGTATTGTACCAAGTACGCCAACTAAAGCACTCACAACTCCACTGATTGCTGTAAATCCTGCTGATATAGCTAGGGCTCCAGCCTGTGCCATCAACATTGAACTTGACAAAGCAACTAACCCACTTTGTAGGATAGTAATGCTAGCTGTTGCCCCTGATAAACCTACAAAAGAGGTCATTACTGATGTTGCAAAGGAACTCATAGCAGTACCAGCCAATGTCATCGCTGGGGCTAAAGTAGTTACAGAGGCTGAAATTGTAGGAATGGTGCTTGCCATTGTTGTTAGTACAGCAACGGCCATGGCTCCGCTGGCTTGTATTGTGAGTAGACCTGTTCCCAGTGCCTGCATACCTGCACCAACGCTAGCCATGCCAGCGCTTGCTCCTGAGATTTTACCTACACCAATAGCAACAGCGGCCAAAGAGGCTGCCATATCTCCAAGATTAGTATTAGTGATCATTACAACCCCTTGAGCTAGTTGCTTAAATCCGTTTCCTGCCTTTTGAGCAGCAGTGCCAAGAGAGTTAAACACGTTAGCAAGGCCGTCTAATACACTTTTAATTGCAGTACCTACAGAGTTGATAATGTTAGCAATGCCATTAAAGACACTCTCAATCCCTTTACCGATACCTTGAGCAGCCGTAGAGATTGCCTCTCCAACCGACTTGAAAATATCAGCAATACCTTGTAGAGCAATATTGATGGATACACCAACAGAGATGATGATATTAGCAATGCCTTGCAAAGCTGTAGAGATCACTCCTCCAATAGAGTCAATAATGCCAGCAATACCACTCATAGCCGTACTGATACCATCAGCAATAGCCTGGATAATTGTTACAATTTGTGGTGCATTTGCAGATATGGCGTTAATGATCTGAGTCATTCCGTTAGAGATAGCTGTAACAAGTACAGAAATCCCAAGAGCAGCAACTGCAATACCAGCACCAATAAGAGCAACGGAAGCTCCAAAAGCTAAAATACCTACAGCTCCTGCTGTCAATGCTGGACCTAATGTAGCTGCTCCCACAGCAAGCAAGGCAATACCTGCTACAATGGCAAGCATTGCAACCTGTGCACCAGCTCCAGCTGAGGCAAGTTGTATAGCTGCCTGTACCAGGACATAAACACCAGCGGCAGCCATCAAGACCCCTGCGCCAATCATAAGAACTGCAGCGGCCAATCTCAAAACAGAGCCAGCACTTGCGGATGCCGTTGTCCCAACTGCTGTATTCCCTGCGCTCATTGCGGCACTTGCTCCAGCGTTAGCAAGTTGGGCTGTTGTCAATCCTAGAATGTTACTTACTAAACTAACTAGATTCTTACCAAAATCAAAGGCTGTTTTTAGAGCCTGAGCAATCTTGACTCCCGCCTTGATACCTATCAAAGCTGTACCAATGCTAATAATCGCCGTTGCTACACTTTGGATTGTCCCTGGATCTAAGCCTGAAACAAAGTTAGCTACTGCGGTTGCAGCCTGAGAAAGCCACTTGACAATATTGCCTAGTACACTTCCTAAGGTTGTCAACACTTCTGATGCTGTCAAACTATCCCACACATGACCAATCGCTCCTGAAATACTCTTAATAGCCTCGACAAAAGCACTAACTGCTCCTGTATTTGAGAATGCCTCCCAAAACGTTTTGATTTTGGAAACAACATTAGAGATTGATGAGCTGATTCTAGTGACAAACCCCTCAATGTCTATCCCTTCTAAAAACGCACCTAGCTTTTCAGCAATACTGTCAAAATTGATTTTGTCCAAAGCGTCTGAAACAGCATTTACTGCCTTGATACCAAACTTATTGAGCTTTTCAAAGGCTGGCATGAGCTTATTAGAGAGGCTTTCCTTGGCACCGTCTATAGCCTGGTCAACCGTTTTGAACTCTGTAGCCATCTTTTGGAAAGCGTCAGAGTTTCCTGCACGGTTCATAGCGTCAAAAAAGTCCTCTGTCTTGACTTTTCCGTCTTGGACGGCTTTTACAAGCTCAGCGGTAGACATTCCCATCTCTTTTGCGACTGCAGCCATACCAGCTGGAGCTTGTTCCATCATAATCTTAAAATCCATCCAGGCAATTTTAGGCTTACTTGCCATCTGTGTTGCCTGAGTGGACAATGATTTCATGGCTTGGGCTGGATTTTCAGCAGAGGCTGCAAGTCCACCAAAAGCCTTAACTAGACTACCAACATTTTTAGTCCCAACTGCGTCAAGCTGTGAGTAAGTACTAGCCATATCAGAGGCTGAGTAGATGGTTTTGGTTGCAAAGTCCTGCATTTCGGTCTTAGCTGCCTTGATTTCCTCAGCTGATCGTCCAAAGGCTTGGAGGTTTCCCTCAAATGTTTTCCAGGCTTTCTGTGAACTGTTTAGCTCAGAGGCCATTTCACGGATACCACTAGTAATAGTACCAATCCCTGTAGTAAGGGCTGAGCCAATCAAATTAGCTCCTAGGACTGACTTGAATACTGAGCCTACTTTTTGCCCTGCACTTTCAAGGCCTCCAAAAAGAGACTTGAGCTTATTCACTCCAGCCTGAGCATTGGAGCCGTCCATGTCAACCTTGATAGTAACTGAACCATCTGCCATTGTGTACCTCCTTTCTAAAATTAGTAGTCAAATTCATCAGGTAGAGCATACTCTTTTTTGAGTTTCTTCATGTTCTCCTTGTACTGCTTACTGTCGCCCTTTTGGGGCTTGTAAGAGCGTATCTTCAGCACCTCAGCAAATTTAGTATCACTAGGCAGGCCATTGAGTAAAGCGTTGAACTTCTTCCAATGTAAGCTGTTCTGAGCGTCTATGAGGTCAATTCCGTAAGCCTGGAGAAACGATGAGTAAATATACTCAGCGTCATACTTCAAGCTAAAGAGACGATCTCCTCCCTCAGATTGGCTCCTGGAGCGTATCTTGCTCTTGATTGGATTTCCTGCTAGGTCCAGTACTGGTGCTGTATCTTTAGCTGGAATAATTCTGATATGCTCCTCAAAAATCATCTTAAAGATTGCTGTAGCCTGTTTAGGCGTCAAAGCCTGAGTAAAATCTACACCAGTCAAGATTTGAATAGCCAGAAAAGGCTTGTAAAGCTCGTCGATGTCATCATCATTGATCAGCTCCACCACTTTCAAGACCTTGTTAAAAGCGATATTCATTGGATACACATCATCACCAAGGACTAACTCATCTGTCAATTTCCTTGATAGGTCCAGCATGTCAGTCACCTAGATATTTTTTGAGGGCATCTGTATTGTTGCGTTTCTCCCATTCTGAGATAACCCCTGTGATAGCCTCAAGCAAGTAAGCCATAGTATCGACAGTCGAGCCGTTAGAGAAATCATAGACCTTGTTATAAGCGTCTTGGTCAAACAGCTCTGTCCATGACCCTTTTACCAAGTCTTGTAAAGTTTCAAAGGCCTTACTGTCTTCTGTGTTGGCTAGTTTTTCGCCGTCTTTTTTGAGCTTTTTACCAACTGACTCCATTTTGTGGATGTTTTTGTCATTGGCTACAAATTCAAGCCTGAACTCTCCAAAATCAACAGGGATGACATTGTCACGTTTCTTAATTACTACCATTTGTTTTCTCTCCTACTAATTTTTTAAAATCAAAAATAAAAAGGGGAGCCTGTTCACTCCCCTAGATCAAATCATCAACCGACTACAGCAGACTGTTTAGGCGCTACATTCCAGCTGATAGTGCACTCAAAGGTCTCATACTCAGACGCATCTCCGCCTCCAATTTTGATACCTGAGACAGTAGCGACTCCGACATATTGAGTTTTGCCATCAGCGTCTACCACTTTAAACCAGACATTACGGTCATCTCCAGTTTTAAAGCGCATAGCTGCAACAATTGCCTGAGCTTCATCCTCTTTGATGTAATCGCCCTCAAAACTGTAACCACTCTTAACAGACGTCACTACAGTTTTTTTGGTGCCGTCGCCGTTGTAGTATGCAATGTCATCTGTATCCTCGTCATTTTCAGCCTCGGCGGTTTTTACTCCGTCCGCAAGCCATTTCCAGGCGTCATTACCTGGCTCAGTAGCTGGTGCTGTTGGTAACCATGGCGCAAGAAAGTGTTTGCGTTTGGCGTTTTTCATTTTTGGCATTTAGTTTCCTCCATTTGTTTCAAGTTTTGCCGTTACATCTAACATGTAAATATAAAAGCCTTGCTCATCACGGTCATTTAGGAATGGCTGTGAAACTTCAAGGCCTCTGAATTGATATGAATTATTTTTGCTAGGTAGTTCCAGATTAAAATCAGCGAGAGCATGATTGATGGCCCACAGGATAGAGCTTGTCTTCTGGTGATCAGTCGTTTTGATTGCCACCTCAAAGACAAGGCTAATGTCCTGCTTGCCGTTCATGTACTCTGTTAAAATCTTCCCACCTGGCAAAGGATAAAGGACTAAATCCTCCCCCTCTGATAAGTAATCTAGCTTACAAGCCAGAGGGAGGTTTAGTGTGTTGATGAAATCTCTAAGGACTTCTGAAAAATCATTGTTATTCATGCTTTTACTCCCATTGCTCTTAGACCCGTTTTCTTCCAATCATCAAGATATAACACTGAGGCTTTCAAGTCCCACCGCTTGCCTGTTCCAGGAGTCGTGTACTTCTTAAAGACAAAACTCCTATTCTTGTTATAGCTCGATCCGTAGAATTGAGCTCTAGCGTAAGGTCCAGGATATTTAACCCCATCCTTAGTAGCCTGACCGCTACCACTTAAGTCTCCACTCTTTCGAGGAATAAAAGGGGTAAAGTCAGTCAACATTTGATTAGCGATAGCTAACTTCCCCTTAGCTAGTGCCTGTGGGGATACCTTTTTCTCAATACCTTTTAAATCAATCTTGACAGATACGCCTATTCCCATCAGATACACTCCACTTCATAGCAAAATACTTTTTGTTTGTGTGGATAACTGACAGGAACCACAGAGGTCACTCTGTACTCACGTTCTCCGTCGTTGATAATGGCATTTTCAAAGGTCTTGTCTAAGACGATTGGGCAATATTTAGGGTACACAAATAACGTACTAGGCTTGGACTCTTTACGGTTGTTCTTCGTACCTTTGACTTGATACTGTCTGTCAAACCTAACAGTTCTAAGGGTCACTGGGCTCTCAAATACTTCTTTACCCCATCCGTCTTTTTCTCCTGTGGTTTTCTGAATTGTTACAGTATCAATCAATAACCGTTTATCAATGTCTGTCATAACCTACCCCCCTAAAGCCAAATCCTACCGATTTCAGAGTATTCAAGGCGTCAAGTGATAAGTTATACCTAGCACTCTCTAAAGACTGGCTAGATGAGTTTTGGTAGGTGATATGAGTACGCCCTAGAACCACAGTAGAGACTGATTGCTTATCATCAGCCGTAGTGATCCCACTAGCGTCCAAATATGCTACCTGGAAAGCCGTAGCCAGCTTGACAGCTTGCTTTCTATGCTCAATTTCTTTTTCAAAGTCTACAAAACTGTAGAAATTATTAAGAAAGAGGTTGATAGCAATCTCTGCCCTCTGTAGTAGTTTGTCAAAGTTCTCAACTTCATCAAAACCAAAATCCTTAAATTCATCTTGTGTTAAGTAGGTCATGACTTTACCGCCTTAAATTAAATAATCTGGATTTTCAGAAAGTCCTGGAATTACATCTGAAGCTGGTTCTTGAGATGGGACAACTTGCTCGATTTCTTCTAGCCAGTTGTCTCCATATTCCGCAAGTGTCTGTCTGTTAATTTCATCCGCTTCAGCAGCTGTCATTTCATACGCATTGTTTGCATCAAACTGCTGCCCTGTTTTTGCCATAAAAAAGTTGGTTTTAGCTTTAAATTTAGCCATTTATTTTATTCCTCCACTTCGTATCCTTGATTTTCAAAGGCTGAAATCATAATCGGGTCGGACAGAGCAAAAGTTACTCCATCTTTTTTCAATGTTTTTGGATATTTTACTTCTGGTTTCTCTTCGGTTTCTTTAGATACAACCAAAGTCTCTTCGACATTAGAATCGTTCATTTTTATCCCCCTTCACTAAGCTGATTTGTGAACGTAGATAGCTTTCTTCTTGTTGTCAAGAACAAAAGCGTCGTAACGGATACGCCCCTCAACGAGCTTGCCGTTAATTCCTGGTGGGTTATCGTGGATCTTGTAGTCCTCCAATTTAACAGGAGATGGAGTAGCTACAGGATGAGCGATAATAAACTCTACATTTTGTGGCAGGCGTGATGTAGGTGTCAAGACTACTGGCAAGCCGTCAATCATACCTACTTGACCATTGATAGTGATTTCTTGACCAAGGTCAGAGTTTTTCACAAAGGTTGGGTCAAGTTTGATGAGTTTGTAGAATTTAGGAGATACATGCAAGATGCGTCCAGCTGTTGGGACAAGAGCGTCAGTGAGCTTAACCTGACCATCAAGCACAAGTTCGTAAGCATTTGTTTTAGTTACCGAACCAGTAGCAATATGATCTGTATCTGCGCCAGCTACGATTGTTGCAAAACGGTAAGTGTCTACTTCTGGGATAACAACTTCTGACAACTGACGTGCAAGGGCTTTTCCAGCCTCCATAACACCATTTGTGTCTTGCTCGGATTTCTTGTCAATCGTGAATGTGAAAGAGCGGTCTTTCTTCATTGTCATAGTTTGAACTGTATTTCCAAGTTCCTCAGCGTCACCGTAGCGGTTTTGCCCAGTTGTCTTGTAGTCATTCATTCCTGATGTTGGGATAGAGTAGACCTTGACGGTGTCAACTCCAAGAAAATCAAAATCTTGGTTAACAATACCAGTAGATAGGGCCTCTTTAGCAAAGCGCTCATCTACTTTTTCATCAAATTTAGCTGCGTAATTTACTGCCATGTGTAATATTCCTCTTTTCTTTATTTTTGGTTTTATACGCTATCAAAGCCTGCAAATAGGGCTTTGTCCTCTGCACTTAGATGATCGTATCCAGTTTCTGCTGGTGGATTTCCGTGCACAGAGATATTAGGGTTAGGCTGCTTGTCCTCGGCTTGGAATAGGTAAGGGCTTGACTCTTTGAGTGAGTTGATTGTGTCCTCTAGTTGAGGTTTTCCATCTTCTCCCAGACTAATCTTGTCTAGGTCAATGAATTTCATCAAATCCTCTGAGTTATGAGCTCCTACATCTTTCAAGGCAAGGGCTACAGCGTTAGTTTTAGTGATCTGAGCAAGGTTTGCCTCGCTATCCAGCTTATACTGGTCAAATTGAGCTTTTAGTTCTTCAAGCTGTTGTTTGCTTTCGGTACTAGCTCCCTCTTTAGCCTGTAGATCATTGATAGCTTGGTTTTGTTGCTCAAGCTGTTGTTTTAATGCTTCGTTTTCGGCTTGTAGTTCCGATTTGGCTTGTGACTTGGCATTTTCAATACCTGCACCGTACGCTTGCATAATATTGTCAATGACAGCCTTGTCCTCAATACCTGCCTCAACTAACATTTCACGTTTAAGACTCATGTCTTAACTCCTCCTTTTTTACGTCACATGGACAAATTAAGACAGTTTTACGCCATGCTCCAGGGCAAAATAAAAACCGAATGGAAATCCATACGGTTTATAGTGGTTTATAGCAATTTATTGCACAATAAAAGCGCCTAGATTGTTCTAAGCGCTAAGTTTTACTAACTGTTTTGCCTTTTTATAGTAAGGTGTTAGGAAATTGATAAATCCTTGCTTATCACTTGGGTCATGTTCCTCTAAGAACATCATCAGCTCAAAGTCATTGAGAGCGTCAAACATTTCAGGGTTTTCATTGTCCCAAGCCTCAGCAAAATCCTCATCTTCTCCAAAAAGGGAGTTAAACTTAAAGGAGAAATCCCAAAAATTATCAATCTGACCACTAACTGCTTGTTCTAGCATGTCTAATACTTGTTGACTGTATTTCATAATGGTTTAAATCCTTTCAGTTTTTTACGTTTCATCATAGTTACTACAACATCTGCATCAGGCTCAGTGATGTAGAGGATACCGTTATAGTACCTTGCAAGTCTGCCGTTCTTCTCTGATACATAGTTAGGAGGTAGAGAAAAAGCTGTCTTTACTGTTTCATAATTGTAGGTAAATGTGCCGTCATTGCGCCTCATACGTTCTATGTAGCGTGCTATTGCATGGTCTCCAAACACTATACCATCATTCTTGAAATTAAAGTAAGCCTCCACTGCCTGTTGTTTCTGCTTGTCTGACAGTTTCTCTTGAATGTCCCCCTTGAAATAATTGACAATCCTATTATCATACCTCAGAGATTCTTTTTCTGATCGACTCAACGACTTGAAGTCACCATAAGACTTGGGTGCTTTATTTCCCAAATTTTGTAGTATTTCAGAATACTCTTTTTTAGAGCGTTTGTCAATAGTTTTGTATAACTTTTGAACAACGTCATCATCGTAGTAGTACTTCTCTCTAGCGTAATCACGATGTAGAAACGGATGCTGTTTGAGATAGTCTCTCATGGCTCCCTGTTGGATCCTAACCTTGCTCTTATACTTGTCTATTAGCTCGCTGTCACCTAGTTTCTCTGCAACGTGGAGAAATTCCTTGGACTGTCTGATAGAGCGCTCTAGAGCTCTCTGCTTGGCCTGTACGTTTGCGTTTTCTATCGCTTGCTCTGGAGTCAAGTCTCTTAACTCGTCAGGCAAATCAGGCTTGTAGTTAGCCCCTGGAATGTATGGTGTCATCTCATGAGTACAGTTAATACCCTGACAGCCTCCAGCATATCCATAGCCGTAGTCTGATAGCGCCAAAATACGCTCCCCTTTTTCCGTCCTAGCAACTCCAGTGGTTACAATCTGATGCTGCAAAGGAGCGCACATCTCTCTTGCTGTGGCCTTTTTGTGATAGTAAAAGGTATCTATCCCCAACTCCTCAGCAGGAGCCATTCTGACCTCACGATAGACACGCCAAGCCGTGGACTTGATAACTTGCCTAGCGTAGGTATCAGCTCTCCAGCGTTTGCCTTGGCTATCCGTAAAACCATAAAAGCCTTTTTTAGCCCATTTCATGACTGTGTCAGAGATAGCCTTTTCGGAGGTAGTGAGTCCTGTGACAACCTTGGCCACGCTCTCCTGGACTATGGACTGATATACCTTTCTCACACTCATTGGCAGGGTGGTATTGATAAGGTTATCTATATCTCCCATAGCCTGATTGACATAAGCAGCTAGATTGGTCTGAATGATAGAGTTACCAGCAAAACCACCTCCACCAGTCACCTCTAAAAGCTGCTGTTTGGTGTCTTTGTAGATTTTGTAGCCCTCGTTTTGGATGACATACCTAAGTTGCTCCTCAGCAATGCTTGAGCGGTCAGAAATGAGCTTGAGATTATCTTCATTGAGCAGGCCCATCTCATTCATTTTTTCAAGTTGCCAAATATAAGGGTTGTCATCGAGACTAGCAGAGCCACGCTCTTTGATACGATCTATTACCTGGTCAAAAAGGTCAAGAGTTAGCTGATGATAGATGTCTGCAACCTGACTAGCGTCAAGCATTAGCTGCTCATCATTTAGCTTGATTGGTTTCTTCTTGTCTTTCACGGATAGCCTCCACTATTCCACTTGCTAGCTTTCTCTGCTCTAGCGAGGGGCTTTTAATCCCTATAAATGACATTACTTGTTGCATAAAGTTCTCTGAAATCCGTTTTAGTAAGTTCATTCTCCATACACTCCTACATCCTCAAGACTGCGCTCTCCGCTTGCCTCATCAATAGCATTGCCACTGATTTCAGCTTTGATTTTTTTAGCTTTTTCAGGCGTAACATTGAGCACCTTTTCAATGGCCATGACATCCGTAGCAAAACCAGCATTTACAACCTTAACCCAGTAGTCCAGCTCGGCATTTCTGTCTGTAAAGACTCCGTCGTCTAGGTTAATGCTGATTTTCTCCATTTCAGGGATATTTCCCTTATAGAGTCCGTAGGCTTTGCCCAATTCCAGCATTGAGATAATGAGCTCTTTTAGAGACTGCTCTACTAGGCTCACAATGCTGTTTCTCATTTGATAAGTGTCAGAGTTCTCTGAGACAACCTCAGTAGCTGTCTTCAAGCTCTTGCCATCAAAGGTAAAGGTGCCAGAAGATACTCCTATCTGCATTTCAAAGATTGCCAGGATCTTATTGATGGCTTTGATATAGTCATCTGAGCGGATTGGCGTTGTAAGGTCTGTAATGCCTACGCCCTTGTCCATATCTCCTGAATCAATCTGTTCATAGACGTTACGTCCAGCCTCAAACTCACGCTTGACTGTGACATTTTCGCCCTCCTGATTGTACTCAACTTTAATCATTTGACTAGGGACGGCCACTCTGCGCTGACCCATCTTAATCTCCCACATAAACTCGTCATAGGTCGTATTAAGAAAGTCCATTGTAGTCTTGGCATTGTCAAAGATAGACAGCCCAAGAGCTGAGTTAATATCTTTATTATTCATCCCTGGAGTTTTCAGATAAGTAAAGAGTGGACGACTCAAGCCGTTCAGGTCTACCACTTCCTCAAGATCCTCATAGAAGTCTGATAGAGGAACCCTAGCGCCTACAATGTTCTGATTATCAGACTTGTAGAGCTCGTTGGTGACCGTATACTTGTCATCTTTGCCCCATTCATGCAACTCAATCAGCGTGTAAAACTTCTGCTTGTTTCCCTCGGATTTGATTCTCTTAGTGATAATAGCAGCACTAGAGACGTCCTGTGTGTTGCTTTGCAATGGCAAAAAGACAGGCGCTTGGATGAAAGAGACTCTTATCTTGTCTCTATCAACGTATGGCCTCATAGCTAAGCCACCAAGAGCCAAGCCGCTCTCTAAGTAGCGTTCAAAATTCTTGACAAACCTGTCATCTTGTAGCTGTTTCTGAATGAATTTATTAGCGTCCTTGTCGTCTAGCTTGATTTCAGCCTGCTCATTAAATACTAGGCTTGCAATCTTCTTGGCTGCTGTACGTCCAATAGGCAGATGGTTGAAAGCTCTCTTTTGAGGCGTGCCGTTACTGTCGGTGTATTCAATCTGTGGATAATGTCCTGCATAATACTTGAGATTTTCCCTAATACGGTCATACTCTGCGGATGACACTGCTATTTTAGGGTGATCAGTGATATTCGTTAAGTTCTGTGTTGTCATCACATACTTGCTCCTTGTGAAAAAATTCTTGATAGTCTGTACTATTCCCATTATTGGCTCCTTTAGGCTTTTAGTCTTAGCTCTCTAGCGTTGTCTAGGACAAAATACTTGAACTCGTCCACCGTGTGGTCATCTTCCTTGATGACTCTTGGATCATCAGTATTGAGTGACTTATCGTCATATCGGTACATCTTATGCTCCTCAATGAAAACCCTATTAGCAGGGATGTCAAGGTAGTAGAAACGCCCCTCAGCTAGTAGACTGATAACCATATCAATCATAGTCTGATTTTTCTTCTTGGCCACTGGGTGCCAGCGTTCGCCGTAGTCTTTGAAATACTGGTTACGCAAAGCCCCCTCAGCACTATCAATAGTCATTTTGAGCTTAGGGACTCTGTAGGTCTTCATGATCTTGTCTATAAAGTCATGGATCATCACAGAGAGCTCGCTAGGTGCCTTTTTGATGGTCTTGCCAGCTGGTGAGTAGTAGAACGTATCAAGCAAGATAACATTACCCTTGGCAGTGAGGCCATAAGCTCCACAGGCCGTCGCTGATTGTTGGTGTCCTGTATCCAGGGCAAATGATATGCCTATTAGCCTATCATCATCAGGGAGGCTCTCTAGTGGTTTAAAATAGCTCATGTTATAGACATGATTACCAAGCCCTATGACCTCTCCTAAATACATCCAACGGTAGTAGTCAGGGTCCGTCTCCTTGTAGCGTTCTATCTTGTCTTTCATCTGCTTAGACAAAAAACCTAACTTGTCATCAAGGTAGGTGCTGTGATGTATCATGTAAGTAGGGTCACTAGCTTTCTCAGCAACCCACTCATTTATCCAGTCATAGGGATTACGTGGAGGGTTGTATGTGAAATAGACTTTGACCTCTTTGCCATTCGGTAGCTCTTGACGGATGAAAGTATCCTCAACTATATCAATGTCCTCACGGCCTGCAAATTCAGCAAGTTCCTCAAACCAAACAGACATTACATATCCTTTGGCTATCTTCTGGGATTTGAGTTTCATTGGATCGTCTACACCGTAGAAATAAAAGGCTGTGCCTGTCTTCTTATGTGTAATCTGTAAGGGAGATTTTCCAAACTTGAACTGATTAGCTAGCCCCATCTCATAGATGGCCCATCTTATCTGTTCATACACTGACATCCTCAAGTACTTACCTACTTTGCGCAGGACTACCACATTTCCCATAGGGTCATTGATAAAGTCATTTACAAGGTCGATGGATACCACAGAGGACTTAGTAGAGGCACGGCCACCCTTGAGCACTATATGGCTCTTGAGTGTGTAGAGGACTTCGTCAAATACTGGATTAATCAGTTTCGCTAGGTTCAGTATTGCCATTATACTCACTCCTATCAAATGTAAATCCAGTAATGACTGTATCATCCTCATCATTAGAGCCTAGCTGAGCTTTGAGATTATCAATCCTCAAGCGTTGCTCCTCAGTAACGAGAGGGGAACGTGTGAGCTCGTCGTAGGTCTTAATCATGCTTTTAAGCTCTGATTGAGCCCTTGCCATTGCAGCCAACGCCTTGCCTTGCTTATCCCATGCTGTGTGGACTTCATAGCTTGCTCCACCTTTAGCTGTACTAGCAATCAGCATAGTATTAGTATCATCAACATCCTGCACATACAGAATGCGCTGAGCATGCAACAGATTGGCGTAGGTCAGCGTGATATTTTCCCAAAGGATGTCAATGGGCTGTTTTTCTGAAAGCTCTTGCGCTATCTCATATACCTCTTGAGGTAGATACTTAGCAAACAGTCCATGTTTTAGGGCGTTTTGATTGCCTATACTTCCGCCTTTGCTGTTCTTATTGCCTTTCGGCGCTCCCCGTGTTCGTTTGGTAGTACTACTTTTGTTTTTTGTAGTACTACATTCGCTCCATTTGTCTCTTAACTTCCAAACTGAGATAGTTTTTTCAGGCACGCCCAACATTTCACCAAGCTTGCGGTTAGTGATGTTTCCGTTATTCTGCTTATAAATCTCAAAAGCTTTATCTCGGTTTGGGTCTCGTGCTCTGCCCAACCTATTACCTCCTATTTGTCCGTTTTGTAAATCAAAAAAAAGCCACTCAAAGAGTGACTTAGTGCAAGTAGACTACAGACTTGCGTGTTAATTAGTAATCAATTTGAAAGTTTTCCTTTTTTTATTTTTTGTAGTCATTTAAAACCTCTGAGGGAATCAAACCCTCTAGCTTATAACTTACCTAGGATATAAGTAGCTACGCAATCATGCAAGGTCTGGTCGCTACTGCCGACCTTCTAATAAGTTAATGAGTAATTTATGAATGCTAAGCCTACTGCCTTACCCTTAATTCTTGATACTACCATTTTAACAGATTATCGTTACAGTGCACATCAAGATTGTTTTGATTAACACATATTCTCAAGATATTCTCAAGATAACTCAAGAAATTCCAAATTATTCCAAAATTACCTCTAGCTCTTCAATAGCAACCTTACGCATAGTGTAATACGAGCTCTTGCTGATGGATAACTTATCGCAAATATCCTCGATATACGTTTTAGTAATATATGTCATTCTTAATACTGCCCTGTGTTTTGGATTTTTAAGCCTGTTGATCATTCTACCTAATTCAAGCTTTCTGTTGATAACCTCTTTAGTATCCTGTTCTATAGCCTCTTTCATCACGACAAGCTGAGTATAGACATCATCAACTTTTCTAGCTTGTCCGCCTTGGACTTTGACATCCGTCCATTTAGGACTTGAGAGCAAACCTGCCTCAAGCTCATTGATTTCATCTATACGGCTTTGGATGTCCATGTCAAGGTCTTGTAATTCTTTTAATAGCTCTTTAGCCTTGTTCACTCTCTGTCTCCTTTGTGATATAATAGTCTTATTAGGAATTTAGCTGAGGCAGAGAGTGTCTTGGCTTTTTTTCTTTTAGTAGCTATTGAGTATCCTCATCGTCTTTTCATAGCTTAGATGTACTTTTGCTCTTTCCTCCTCGTATCCGAATACTTTTGGAATTCTGAAGTAAATGATTGTAGAGTTGTCATGTTGTTTGACAACTGAGAAAACGTGTTTGAGCAAGTCTTTTCTAAAAGCTACGTTAGGAAAAACTACAAGCTCTCGAGCTCCTATTCCTATTGTAGTTACTTTATTTATTTTGCTCCCTGTGTACGGATATTTTTTTGGTCTCATCACTCTACCTCCAAAAGCTCCGGATTTTCGTAGATATTGCCGATGACTTTGTAATATTGTAGAAAATCCTTCGTGATATCAATTCGATAAGTGCGACTTAGACCGTCGCCGTACCAGCGACCTTTGTCTTTGTCATACTTGACAATAAAGGTATATTCTGTCTGTATCTGATGATGTAAGATATCACCTTCAAAAACTTCTGTACCTTCCTTGTCACAAAGACCTGTTGATTGCATGAGGTGAAGGTCATTGTTCACAATCCAGTCACCAGCAACAGAGTCCTCATCAATAATCCAGATATCGCCATTTCCAACCATCACTTCGTCCGGTTGATACATACGATTTAATGAGCCACCATCATATGCTCTAAATTTTGGTATCATCCCAAATCCTCCTTAGATGAACAAACTAGCTAACCATATCAAAAATGCACATGTAATGATTTTTGAAATACTGCTCTTTACAGCGTATGAATAATCTTCATAAGATTCTTTTTTGCTGGATAACACAGGCCAGATGAAAGATAGTAGTGCATCCATCCCTAAAGCTTGCCAAACTGTAATTTTACCAACTGGAACAATCGTTGTGATAATTTCATTCCATCCATACTGAACCACAAATGGCGATACAACGATTACAAATACTGCTCCTAAAATAATTCCTAGTTTTTTCATTTTATAAATCCTCCTCTTTGACGAAAGTTCCATCAATCCAACGACCCTTGCGGTCTTTGATTTCTTGGTAGGCTAGTTCAAAACATTCTTCAAAATCATAACCGAGTGCGGTGCTTAGCGATTTTAACCATCGGAAGGTACGTATCAGACTTACTTTGCGAAAATCTTTAGAAAATGAGTCTCTGTAAATCTGAAAATCACTTATATTTCTACTTAAATGACTAAAACATGTCATTACATCTCTATCATTTTCTGATGTTTCAAAAATCTTATGCACATCCTCTTTTATCAGCAACGCAAGCCCAACAATCACAACTGCGCAATCACCGATACTGTCCTTGGTTAGCTTCTCATTCTTCTTTAGATAGCCTGCGCATAGTTCACCGAACTCTTCGCTAAGTTTCAAAGACTGCTTGTCTAGTCGTCCACCGTTTTCAAGGTCACGGTCAATAAACCATTGTTTGACTTTGTCTATTGTGTTCATAGTAACACCTCATCTCCAACTTTTACTTTATCCCACTGCTCCTTCGTAACCACGAACACGCCATAGTCACGAATAGTAAGCGTGTATAATTTTCCATGTCGTCCTTTTTCAACGACCTTGCCAAATATCTCCGCGCCTGCGTTATCCGCCTTATAGATAACCATCGGCTTCTTCTCTTCCAAATCTCGAATCCTGTCCATCTGCCAGATGTTTAGTCCAGCAGATAGCAGAATCCAGATAGCTATGAATCGTTTCATGTTAGTCACCTCTTGATTCCATAGTATTCATAACCGCATGGCACACAGCAAAATCCATAACTATTAAAGTATTCATCAAATACTCCAATTTTGCTATCGCAAATAGGACAATGCGTCCTGCGATATCTTTCTTCTTTGTCCAGACCGTTAAAAATTTTCTTTTTACGTTGCCGCTTGTTCATCTACTGCCTCCTGTGTTCTAGCTATACCAGCAATGCTGTCTTTATAAAAAGTAGCTTTTTTTCTTTCTTGGGATGAGACCCCAAAATAAGAAAAGCAAATGTTTTCAGTGTCTGGTTTATAATCTTTAACATCTTTAAAATATGCTGTGTTACCATTCTTAAAATAAATTACAACATTCATCTTAATTTCCTCTTTTCTTCAAATAATCTGGATGTTCATAGATGTTGCCTACAACTTCATTTTCTTCAATTTCAGTCCATAAATATACTGCGTCACTGCCCGTATCAATTACCCAAGCTCCCTCAAGCTGTTTGACAACTCCTATAAATCCCTTGTCATACTCATAAAAGCCGCCCACTTCGTCAGCTCTTCCAGCAAATCTAGTGGTTTTAACAATGTCGCCTTCAAAGATTTCTTTTCTCGGTTCTGAATTATCTAAAACATCTGTAAAACGCATAATTTCGCATTGTTCCCAAGCATACTCATCATGACAAGTATCACAGTCTGAATGTTGGCAACCTCTAACTGTCACTGTTTGCTCTGCATAATCTACATAGACTATATGCTCAGGCAAGAACATTTTAGACAGTTCTTTTACAAATACTCTGATTTTTAACATCAATTCCACCTCCGTTTAAGATACTCAGGGGTTCCATAAGCTCCACCTCTACCTCTATGCGAGGGTTTAGACTGTAGAACTTGCCTACATCATGCAGAGCTATCTGACCGTCGTCCTGAAAGACGATCCCTGACATGCTGTCATATAGCGCTTTTTCGTAGTTGTCTATGTCAGGCTTTTTGCCTACTGGAATGATTTCATCAAGGAGGGCCTGTTGGTTCTTCTTGATCTTGGAAATATACTGAGGAGGCTTGATGTAAAATCTAACCTTTGCTCTCAGCGCTCCCTCTAGTAGAGGTTTACCTATGTACTTATTCGCAATGAGCAACTGGCAGCTATTGCGCCATGTTTTCATCTCAGGGTCATCATAAGGCCTCCCAAGCCGTGTAAACCTTGGCCGTGATTGTGGTTTAGGAGGCATGTCTAAGGTTAATTTCATTCAAGAGCCCCCTTAAATCCTGCCATCTCAAAGAGATTTTCTCTGTTTTCGTTTACGAACTCAAAGAATTTCTTAACCTCTTGTAGCGTCTTGATGTTACTCTTGACTCGTGTTAATGAGGTGAAAAATACATCATTTTTGGGAATTGCCTTAACTTTGCACTTGTAGACTGGTTCAAAAAGGTCACCATTCTCATCTAGTGTGGGTGCGGCGTCTTTGTTATCAAAGCTAATGCTCATATCATAGTTTAGGGTCGTAACGACCTCTATTTTTTGTTTCTCAATGATGATAGCAATACTTTCTGTCACATTGATTTTACTTGCCATGTTCTTTCTCCTGTAAAAAAAGTGTAGTTTGCAAAGGGTACACATCTTCAAATGGCACCCCAAGCCTTAGACAGTCTCGCTTGATGTCCATTGTAGAAATGACGTACTTGACGCCATTATTTTTCTTGTCGTAGTGTGGAAAAGTGTACCCATCATTTTCAATCTTGGTTTTGATGTCCGTTTTGGTTTCAGGTTCCCAGTCCACCCAATCCGCCCACTCCATGCTGGTCCTCCTCAAACTTTACAAACGTTAGCCAGTGTGTTGTGCCTCTTTGCTGACCAAATAAGGGCTTGAATAGTATCACCTCTAGTAATTTCTTTACATTTATCTGACAATCAGACCATTTAAAAACTAGTGTGCCTCCAATTTTTAGAACTCTCATACATTCTTCAAAACCTTTGGCCAAATCTTCCGACCAGGTAACTTTATCCAGCTGACCATACTGAGCTTTCATGATTGAGTTTTTACCTGCCCATTTTAAATGATGTGGGTCAAAAACAACCAAATTAAAAGTATTATTTTCAAATGGCATGTCACGAAAATCACCAATAACATCAGGGTCTACGTTTACCTTTTTGTCATGTATCTCAAATGTTTCTTGCCTAATATCCATGAAAGTTGTATGCCTATCGTTTTTATCAAACCAAAACATACGACTTCCACAGCAAGCGTCAAGTATTTTAATATCTGACATCAATACCTCCTAAAACGGCAAGCCGTCATCTGGGAGGTCAAATGGGTTAGGATCGGCAAAAGGTGAGTTGTTTCCATTTTGGAAATTGTTGCCTTGCCCTTGTCCGTGCTGACTGTTGCGACTTTCTATCAGAGCGACGCTCTCAGCGACTACTTCGGTCACATATCGACGCTGACCGTCTTTCTCGTAACTCCTGACTTGTATGCGTCCAATGATCCCGATAAGTGAGCCCTTGCTGCAATACTGAGCAATGATGTCCGCTGTACCTCTCCACGCTTGGAAATTTATAAAATCAGCCTCACGGTCTCCATTTTCATTTTTGAAATTGCGATTGACTGCAAGTGTGCCCTGTAAGATAGATACATTGTTAGGCGTTTTTCGTAGGTCAGGAGGCGCTACAAGCCTCCCAGCCAATGTGACGTTATTGATCATCTGTTTTGTCCTCTCTAGCGCTACGCTCTCCCAAGAGATAGCCTAAAAACATCCATAGGATAGCCATTCCAATCTCTTTGATAAAATCATTCATTATTTCTCTCCTTTGCATTCATAACATACATTTTGATCTACATCTTTTGCCTTGATTATTGATAAGCTACCACATTTCTCACAGCTGATTATTAAACCTAAACCATTTGAATTGATACTGCTTATATTGTTCTCTGAGGGAACTTTGTAAATAATCAATGCGGATGTGTGCCAATATTCAGCACTGACTCCACTGTCAGCGACAGCAGACACATTTGATTGAAATTTGATGTCAATCAACTTAATGCTTGGATTTTCGGCAAGCCAGCTATTTATTTGATCGTCAATCGCCTCGTCAGATGGGTAGTCGGATGATAAAAATACTGTTTTAATCATATTCCTCTCCTGGATTGTGCCACCAGACAATCAGATCATCCTGATTGTCTCTGATGTACTGCTCAAATATTTCAAAGTGGTCAATAGCATGTTTTAAGCGTTGCATACCCTCTCCAGCTTTTGAGCAAAAGCCACAAACTTTAAAGACAGGCTCAATCATGTCAATAATTTCTACGACTTGGCCGTCAAGGTTCCAGACACTATCCTCTCCCACCTTAAAATCTAGGATAAACTCATCCCCTAGGTTGTGGATAACCTGCAATCTCTTGCCGTCCGAGTAGATTGATACACTGTCAGATACTTTTCTAATTTCCATAGCTACACCTGTCTTTCAGTGGCTTTTTTGACAGTGATAGCCTCCAAATTATCTGCAAGCTCTTCCTGTTTTAACGGTTGCACAAGCCAACCAAAGCCTTTAATCCAGTAGTTTTTCCCATATTCAAAATCAGAGTCAGACAAAGCCTTTTTAAATCGTTCTTTTTCTTCCAGGTCTTTAAAAAATACCGTAAGTCCCATTTTAAGGTTGTAGTCATCAGAGTTATTTTCAGCCTCTCTGAGAGCTTTTGCCTCATTTTGAGGGATTTGCTCACTGTCCAAGATTTCGCCTGTCTCTGGGTCAAAATTTGGGGTCTCTGTTGATTTTGGAGCCTGTTCTTGCTGTTTGGATTGTTGAGCTGCTAAAAGCTCCTGATTAGCTCGCTCTGCTCGTTCTTGAGCTTGTCTGAGCTCTTCCTTTTGCTTTTCAAATTCATAGTCAGCTTTGATTTGTTCAAAGACCTCAGCAAGCGTCAAGTCTTTCAGCTGTCGGATGTAAGGTGAGTCAGTCATGCCATACTCAGCACATAACCCTGAAATAGCTGACTTAGCTTTTTCAAATTCTTGCTGTTTCTGAAATTCAAAGGTCACCATGTCATCAAGTGATTTCATAGTGGCTTTTTTAAGCGTCACACCGTCCGCCATGAAATCGCTAGCCTTGACATACTCAAGGGCCTTTTCATCAAAGATACGAGGATCCAGCATGTACTCAGCTGATTTGTTGGCTAAATAGCCTTTTACTGTATCAATTCGGACAGCCTTTTGATGTTCTTCAAATTCTTTGACATCACCAGCAATTTTGGTAATGATGTCTTTTAGAGGCTGGATGGCATTCTTGACATACTTGTCAAATTCGTCAGCTGGTTCAGATAAGACCTTCTTATTTCTGATCCGTTCATCAGAAACCTGCTTGTCTAATTTTCGTAGATCGGCAAGTGTCTGCTTGTCATCCTTGATGGTTGCAGCTGTAACCGTGTAATTTTGATACTTAGTCACAACTTCATTGATATTCTGCTCAAATTTCTCACGGTCAATGATTTCAACCTGTGCCTGCGTTACTTTAACCTGTAATTCTTGCATGTTGTCTCCTCTCTAAAATTCAAGCTCGTTGTCATCTAGTAGCTCGCCCTGGATTGACTCCTCATTTTGAGTAGGTTCAGGATTTGTGTGGGCTTGCTCTTTGTTAAATTGATCAACCAGAGCCATCTTGCGTGCAATTACATCCTCACGGCTTTCTTGAGGTGTGACGTCTTTGATACGGTCAAATGTTTCTCCACCATCGTCCTCTGTGTACATGTTTCCCAAATCCTCAGGAAAAGCCTCTCTAAGAGCATTGACTAGGGCTGTTTTTCTAATCATAGTAGCTGGCATGCTATTCCAGGTACTTTGTTTCTTGTTGTATTCTTCAAGAGATACCTGGATTTCTACAGGTACTTTGAAATTTTTGCGATAGACTCTAGCCCAACCGCCTACCAAAGTATCACCAGGTAGCATAAGGGCCCCTTTGCGTTCGTGCATAATGCCATCCCTATCTACAGCAACCACGCCAGCCTCAAATCCCTCATAGTTTTTGCTCTGGGCTGCACGTTTCAAGAAAGCCTCTTTAGAGACAATCAAGCTGAACTCTGTCCCACCATTGCGGTTTTTATAGGCTACAATGTAGACCTCATTGGCTAGAGGGTTAAGGTTACGCCCTTTAATAAGTGACAAAGCTTGTCCCACCTGTTTCTCAGTAAGTAAATTCTGAGGATCAAAGTAACGTTTGATGTCTTCAAATGTCCAGTCAAGGGCATTGACAGAAATGTCACGTTTAGCCTGTTGTGTTGATAATTGATTATTCGTCATTTTCTTCTACCTCTGTTATGCTTTAAATTCCAATTTTTTACGTTCTAAGTGTTCTCTATTCATAGGCTAACAATCTCCTACATAAATCCACTGACCAGCTCTAAACTCCCAATCAGCTGAGTCACGTTCTTCCCTGGGTTCAGGAGGCTGCAAGTAATCACGGTCATAGTCAAAGGTGCCAAATAGTCCTCTGTCCATTGATTGCCTCCTTAGTTATCCATATCTTGATAGACATCAAGCAGGCGTTGTTGTATTGCGACTGTGTCAGCGTACTGTCTGCAACTACGTCCTAGCTCCATATTTTCATCAGAGAGCTCTTTTAGTAAGTCATTTTGTTGTTTGATGATGGCTTTAAGCCGTTTGTTTTCAGTTTGGAGAGTTCTGACATCAATTAGATTGTTACTTGACGTTGATTGGCCATCACCCCAAAGGTCATCCAGTCCAAAAAATTCTTTTAGTTTTGCTAACATTATTCTTCCTCCTCATTTTCTGCCATATTTTTCTCAATAGCCTCTTTTGGACTCATACCATTCAATACATCCTTGATGACATGTGAGACATCATGGATTGAATTCATTGAGATTTTTAGCTCATCTGGTAAGTCTAAAAAATTTACAGTTAGCAATCCTAACATAGATAGTTTATGTAGTTCTTCTTGCAATTTTTCTACACGTTCAATCTTTTTCTGTTGATTGTTGTAAAGTTCTAAATCTCTACTTACCTCGATTTTTTCAATGGCGTCTGTATAAATGGTTCTAGTTGTTTTTTCATCAATTTCTAAAATAATTCCATCAGGGTTCCCATTTGTATCGTAACTACATCCCTCAAATGTCCCCACGCTTACAGGATCTTCAACCTCAATATCACTTTTTTAAAGTGTAATTCTTGTAGGTGTTCCTTGTAAGACTAACACATCACGCTCTTGCTTGTTGTCGTCAGTGTCAATATTGATAATGTACGCTTGTTTTACATAATGTTTCATGATTTTTCTCCTGTGGATAACTCAGTTATCCTTTCTTTTATTTAGATTAGTAGTAGTTTGTTGTTTGTTAGTAGTTATTATTAGTTAGTGCCGTTAGGCTTAGATTATTATTAAGTTAGTTATTATTATTTATTAGTTATTATTAGTGTCGGATTTTTCAACTTTTGAACTTTTCAACTTTGTAAAATTCAACTTTTGAACTTTTCAACTTTGTAAAATCAGTAAGTTGTAAATAAACCCTTTTACTATTCTGTGGATAACTCTTTTTCAAGATTACTTACCCAATACTCCCAATAACTATCTGAAATTGGTACATCTTGAACTAAAGGAAAATTCTGGATACCTTTACCACGACCAAAGCTCTTACGATAGACACGGATATAGCCAGCCTCTTTCAGCTCATCAAAAGCGGCCCTGTGAGCGTCACGCCCATTCCTGGAACGTTTTGAAAGTTCATCAATGTAAGGACGCCATGTGTCCTTGTTAGACATCAGTACCAATAGCAACCCTTTAGCTTGCAAGCTCAGTTCTGAGTTTTGAGCTGAGTGGTTGTTCATCTGAGTGTAGTTCTCGTTGGTATTCCTGATTATATACTGCATACCTCATATTTAAGCCCCTTTCTGTAACTCTCGCTTGTGCATTCCTAAAATGATGTCATAGTACGAATGACCAGCAGGGATGACATATCCTGTCAGATCGTCAACTTGAGAACCATCTGCCATGATGTTTACAATTCGTGGCTCCCATTCCTTTTTTACTGTTTTCATGATATAATTACCTCGTAAATGTTTTACTGAGTCCCTCAATGGAATTGCCGTTCCAGAGGGGCTTTTTGTTTTTATCCTGTCAAGTATTCCTGATTAAGGAACTTGTTGATAAAGTACTGTTGGCCCTTACCAGTGACCTTGCTAGTCTTGTTGATACTGATATGGCCGTCTGCATGCTGGATGTTAGTCTCTTTGATTTCAAACAGACCTAATTCCATTGATTTTTGGGTAGGCATGTTCCAACTAGCTCCACGTTTCTTGATAAGATAACCATTATCACGTAGCCAGCTAAACAAGCGATTTGCTCCAATTTTGAAACCATTTTGACTGATGAGCTTGGCTAGATCTCCAACCAAGATAGATGTATGGCTTGCGCTCACTGCATCGGCAAATAACACCTTAGGACGGTCAGCCTCAATCTGAGCCTCCAGCTTGTGGACTTTCTGATCAGCCATGAGTAAGGCCCTTGCCATGATTTTCTCAGGGCTATTAAAGTCTTTCTCTACTTGGATAAAGTATTGTCGGACCTCTGCTCCTTTAATCGTCCTAGACATCATTGCCAACTGCTTGGCCATATCTAAAGTTAGAGCATAATCTTGTAGAGGTTTGATAGCACCGTTATTTACAACCGTACCCGTTTGGACACTTGTAAAATCTTCATTCTCTATAAATAATTTAGAGTTTGCCTCAAACCAAGCGCTAAATCTTTTCTTGACCTCTAGTGTCTGATGTAATTGCCTAGCTGATACAATGGGCTCCTGCTTTTCATTAAGCGTTACATTGATGAGTTCGTTCATATTTGCTCCTTTCTACATCGCTTGCTCAAGATACTTGAACAAGGTTTGTAAAAAAATATGCGGGAATATCGTTTAAGTCAAGATCTAACAAATCTATAGCTCGTTCCATTTCTTCGTCTCTCCAACCCACTTTGTTATTGAGTTTCAGCGATAAAGAGCGCTCTGATAAGCCTAAAGCAATAGCAAAATTATATTGTGTTCCGTACTTTTCGACGATTTTCCCAGACAACTTTGAAAAATCTTTAGTCATTGCATTTCCTCCTGTTTATCTTTTGCTCAAATATTTTGAACAAATTCATTCTAACTCATCTTTTAACTTTTGTCAACCAAAAATTCAAGTTTTTTGAATTTTTTTCTTGAATTTTTGTTCAAGATACTTTATAATGAAATTATGGAATTATGAAATTATTAAATTCAATAAGGAGGCAGTCGATGGAGCGTAGTAGTACATCAGCAAGGCTCAGACAACTAATGTCTGAAACAGGTCTAAGACAAGTAGATATTTTAGATAAATCCAAACCGTTCCAAAAACAATTAGGTGTAAAGATGGGAAGAAGTGCCCTATCTCAATATGTAACGGGAAAATCTAAACCAGATGATAAAAAACTATATCTTCTATCTAAAACTCTTGGCGTTAGCGAAGCTTGGCTTATGGGCTATGATGTTGAGAAAAAACGTGTACCAGATAATGAACGTAACTCAACATCAAATGAAAAACCTGAAATCCTAACCATCTACAACCAACTAGAAGAACAAAGGCAGGAGAAAGTCCTTAATTATGCTAAGGAGCAACTTGAGGAGCAAGAGAACTCTAATATTATTTCTATGTTTGATAAGCCTCAAGAGGACGAAGACTACATTACTGATTATGTAGAGGGCTTGGTAGCTGCTGGAAATGGGACTTTCCAAGAGGACAATCTCCACATGGAGGTAAGACTGAGAGCCAATGATGTTCCTAACGAGTATGACACTATTGCTAAAGTAGCTGGCGACTCAATGGAGCCACTTATAGAAGATAATGATCTATTATTTATCAGAGTAGCTAGTCAAATTGATGTCAACTCAATCGGTATCTTCCAGGTAAACGGGAAAAACTTTGTTAAAAAACTTAAGAGAGATTATGATGGACGCTGGTACTTGCAAAGTCTAAATAATAGCTATGAAGAAATCCATCTAACAGAAAATGACGACATCCGTACAATCGGAGAGGTCGTAGATATTTATAAGGTTTAAAAAATATGTGCAATAACTGAATCACATTAGAGAGGATTTTAATATGGGAATATTTAATTTTTTATTTGGAAGTAAAAAACAGAAAGAACCGCAACAAATTTCCGTTACTGTTTCTCCGTCTAAAGAATTTGACTACTATCGGCCTAAGTATTTCAAAATACTAAACTCAAGACCTAATATATTTGAAATATATGGAAGAGGCTTTGATTTTCCAAAATACAACGATAACTTTATAACTCCAGAGGGTTATCCTCTTAGAGAGTTACTACTCTTGGTTTGGTGGGGGAAAACAAAGAGTGGAAGAAAATCAACTATATCAATCCCTAAATATTTTTTTCATGATTACAATCTAAATGCTGAAAAAATAACAAGAAAATTCAAAGACAACTCATTGCTTTATGATGATGACGGCAAAACACTTTTGACTGATGAAGGGAGGGGTATTGCTGATAAATATTCGTCGCTATGGGAGATACACTCAGCTAAAGGATACCCTACAAATCTTGATATAGATTTCCCAACATGGGACAAAAATAAATTTGATTTAATGATGTGCCAAGTGCAAATAAGGTATCACAGTGAGTACGCTAAATTTTGCAAAGAATTAGTTAATTATTTCAACTCCCTAAATGCACCAACGAGCGCTTTAGAAATTCACAATGAAATCAATTACTACATCAATGAAATGAATAGTAATTTAGCAAGAGTGAATGACCTGAAAGAAAAATTGATCATCTTACAAGACAGAGTAGATGATAATATATAACAAATAAAAAAGCCCCACGCTCAAAGATTGGACCCAGAGAGCGTGAGGCTAGCAGCAAGAAAAACTTTTCAAAAGAGATTGCCTTTTGAGATGTTTTCTTGTACCCATTTTATCATTTTTTAGGAAATTTTGAAAGAGGTACTACTATGATAACAACAAATAAAGTAGCTATATATGTCAGGGTGTCCACTACCTCACAAGTTGAGGAGGGGTACTCTATCGATGAGCAAAAAGCTAAGCTCTCTAGTTACTGCGATATTAAGGACTGGAATGTCTACAAGATATATACTGATGGAGGTTTCTCAGGTTCCAATACTGACAGACCAGCGCTAGAGGGACTTATCAAAGACGCTAAAAAAAGAAAGTTTGACACGGTTCTAGTCTATAAATTGGACCGTCTTAGCCGTAGCCAGAAAGACACGCTTTACTTGATTGAGGATATTTTCATAAAGAATAATATAGCATTCCTGAGCTTGCAGGAGAATTTTGACACCTCTACTCCCTTTGGTAAGGCTATGATTGGGCTCCTGAGTGTCTTTGCTCAGCTAGAAAGGGAGCAAATCAAGGAACGCATGCAACTTGGGAAAATAGGGCGTGCAAAGGCTGGGAAATCCATGATGTGGGCTAAGACGTCCTATGGATATGACTATCACAGAGACACTGGAACCATTACTATCAATCCAGCCCAGGCCGTGGCTGTCAAGTTTATCTTTGAAAGTTACATAAGAGGGAGATCCATTACTAAGCTGAGAGATGATCTAAATGAGAAATATCCAAAGCGTGTGCCTTGGAGCTATCGGGCGGTCAGAACCATACTAGATAACCCTGTCTACTGCGGTTTCAATCAGTATAAGGGAGAAATTTATCCAGGTAATCATGAGCCGATTATTTCAAAAGAGGAATATGATAAGACTCAATCTGAGCTAAAAATCAGACAAAGGACAGCAGCAGAGAATGTCAATCCTAGACCATTCCAAGCTAAGTACATTCTATCCGGTATCGCCCAATGTGGATATTGTGGCGCTCCTTTAAAAATTATGCTAGGTGTAAAGAGGAAAGATGGGAGCAGGTTAAAAAAATATGAATGCCATCAAAGACACCCACGAACGCTGAGAGGCGTTACTACCTACAACGACAATAAAAAGTGTGACTCAGGATTTTACTACAAAGACAAGCTAGAGGCCTATGTGCTAGAAGAAATAAGCAAACTACAAGATAACGCTGATTACCTGGACAAAATATTTTCAGGAGACAATGCTGAGACCATAGACCGTGAGAGCTACAAGAGACAAATAGAGGAACTATCAAAGAAATTGAGCAGACTTAACGATCTATACATAGATGACCGCATTACCCTTGAGGAATTACAGAGCAAGTCAGCCGAATTTATAAGCATGAGGGCTACTCTTGAAACTGAACTAGAAAACGATCCAGCGCTCAGGAAAGACAAAAGAAAGGCTGATATGAGGAAACTGCTAAACGCTGAGAAAGTCTTTTCAATGGACTACGAAAGTCAAAAGGTGCTTGTTAGAGGGCTTATAAACAAGGTTCAGGTGACAGCTGAGGACATTGTTATCAATTGGAAAATATAA